AAACGATACCGAGCAATCCAACTCCCGCTCCGGTAATCCCAGCACCCACAAAGAAGAAACGTACACCCAGAGTGAAACTCACAGAATCAATCGAGAAGGTCACAGAACTCCGTAAGCAAGGTCTCACCTACCAAGTCATCGGAGATACACTCAAGATGTCCAAGCAGCGCGTCCATCAGGTGATGACGGCCCACAAGAGGATTGAGGCATCCAAGGACTTCTGGACCTACGGTCTCAGCGTTCGCAATGCCAAGTTGATGGATCAGCTCAAGGTCAACAATCCCGTGACACTCATCACCATGATCAAGTCCGGGGACATCCGACCGTTCAAGTACAAGAACTTCGGCCTGCGATCATACCACGATCTCTGCGCGTGGGCCGGGATTCCTCCTATCGAATTCCGCAAAATCAAAACCTGTCCGCACTGTAACAAGCTGATATGAGCAGGCATTCGTTTCCATTAGTGGAATCGATCAAGGTGGTCCGTCTCTCCGAGGGGCGGACCATCCGCGTTTTAAGGGATCGAACCAAAGACAATCTCAAGGTCATCCACGGTGATGGAGACATCCACCTCACTTGCGTAGCTCAAGCCCATGACCCCATCGAGATGATCAAGACACTGGCCCGCCTCGAAGACGTTCGGTCAGTGGAACTCACCGATGCCAAGGGAAACGGAATCATAGTCCACAAACAAAAGTAACCATGCACAAGTCCTCAACCCACGATCTAGTCAACGCACTCAACATCCTCGCATCCGAAATCTGCTCGCCCGATGGGGCCGCAAACGGAGTCTGCGCGGAAGCATCAGCCCGCATCCTGGAGCTGGTCACACTCACGAAGGATCTAACAGCACACATCATTTCAAACCCCGTGCATCATCCCAAGTGTAATGCAAAGACCAAGGGTTCATATTGCAACTGCATGTTGGCCAAGATCTCATCGCCATGAAAACACCGCGCCATGAACAGCCTTGGTACGAGGCTCGATTGGAGAACAACAAGAAGCCATCGAAGATCACCGAGGAAGAACGAACTATACTCACCGAGGAGAACCGCCGACTCATCGAGGAGGCACCGCGAATCATCTCGTGGGGAGTCGCCAACGGTTGGATCGCTTACCCGCTCAAGGAACAAAGAAAATGGAAAATGGAAATCAAGAATCCCGAAGGTTCGTCAATCGATCAAATCCTAGAGTGATCGTCGAACTCATCGGTGAAGCCCAGCTACGCCTCGCCGAAATCAAACAACCGGTTGTCGTCTACAGCCGAGGTGACAACATCTACGTCCGACTCAGCATCGAGTTTCACGCCAAATTCAAACCCTATGATAAAGAAAACTAAGGCCGGTTACAAAGTCGAATCCAAGACCCATAAGAAGAACATGGGCACCTATCCCACCAAGACCGCCGCCATCAAGCGCATGATGGAAGTGGAGATGTTCAAGGCAATGGACAAGGCCGGAACACTCCGAAAGAAGAAGTAGATCCGCAGTCCGAAACCAGCAACGAATCAACGACATGACAACGCTCGAACGAGCGGCTCTTTGGCTTGCCAAAGTACCGCCAGCAATCTCCGGGTCCGGAGGCCACAACAGCACCTACACCGCCGCCGTGGGCCTCGTACACGGCTTCCAGCTAGGCTACGGGGACGCAATGACCCTGCTCGCTGAATGGAACCTATCCTGCCAGCCTCCGTGGTCCGACAAGGATCTGGCCTACAAACTCCGCGAGGCTTCCTCCCGCACCCACGACAAACCAGCGGGCCACTTGATCCAGAGTACCGTGGGCATGGGCATGGGCATGGACCTCTCGCGTGTAACCTTCAAGCGACCCACTCCAACCACCACTCCTGGGGCTTCCGAGTTCAGCCGGTTCCTGTCATCCGCATTCGCCGCTACCGAGGTGGTGTGTATTTGCGAACAAGTCGAGGAGGGTAGGCCACTAACCTCAGGATCGTTCCTGCCGGTCGAGGATTGGATCAAGCGATTCGATTCCCCCGACTCCATCCTATTCCGGCCCGACCGCGCCGAAGGAGTCTACGTCCGCATCAACCCGTTCAAGCCCAACCTCTACAGCGGCTCCGACAACGATGTCAGCGCATACCGCCATGTCCTCGTCGAGTTCGATGACAAGCCCAAGCCCGAGCAGGAGAAGCTCCTCCGCGACTCCGGTCTACCCATCAGCGTCCTCATCGACTCCGGAGGCAAGAGTATCCACGGCTGGGTCCGGGTGGATGCGCCATCCCGCAAAGAGTGGGACGCTCGACGCGACCTCATCTACTCCGCCATCCCCGGCATCGATCCCAAGAACAAGAACCCATCACGGTTCTCCCGGCTCCCCGGCGCATGGCGTGGCGAATCCCAGCAGAAGCTGTTGGCCACTAACCTGGGCGCAAACTCATGGGAGGATTGGCTCACCGCCCGCGAGACCGATGAGGACCAGTCCACCATCGTCACGGTCAAAGACCTCATCAACTTTGATCCGACCAAAGATCCAGACAACCTCACCGGCAATCGATGGATCACTCGCGGCTCCTCCATGATCATCAGCGGTGGCACCGGCATTGGGAAGTCATCACTGATGATGCAGATCATCATCAGGTGGTGCCTCGGTCTCGACTTCTTCGCCATCAAGCCGGTGAAACCATTGAAGATCGGTGTCATCCAGGCAGAGAACGACAAGGGCGATCTCGCGGAAGCCTTCCGAGGGGTGACACATACCATGCGCCTCACTGCCGATCAGATGCGCCATCTCAACACCAACCTAGAGTTCCGAACCGAGACCATCCGCACCGGGGAACAGTTCCTAGCCTACGCCCGCCGGTTCATTCACAAGTCCAAGCTGGATCTCATCGTCGCAGACCCCCTGTTCTCCTACTTCGGCGGAGACCTGAGCGATCAGTCCGAGGTCAGCGTATTCCTTCGCAACAAGCTCCAGCCAATCCTCCATGAGACCAAGGTCGCATGGATCTGGATGCACCACATCTCCAAGCCTCAGCGGAAGGAAGGGGGCGAGCCGCTCACCACTATGGAGCTGGCCCACTCAGGCTTCGGATCGTCCGAGCTTGCCAACTGGGCGCGGGAGATAGCCGTTCTCCATGAAGTAGGCCAATTCAAGCCTAGGAGGTTCCAGCTAGCCTTCTGCAAGCGGGGATCGAGGCTTGGACTCGAATCCCCCATCCTCAACGTACAGCACTCAGCCACCGGTATTCAGTGGGAGGAATGCAACCCCCTCGCGTTCACTGGGGCGGAACTGAAGGAGAAGAAGCCGTATCGTCCTCAGCGAGGGCGGCGAGCATAGACTCCCTCCACTTCTCATCCTCGATTGTTTCACGGGCCTTCTGCATAGCCTTACGGCATTCAGCGGCCCTTTTCTCTGCCTCCGCGACCTCGGGATCAATGGCGGGTTCGGGTTCGGGTTCAGGCTCTGGCTCCTCATCCTCCCTACGCTTGCTCGAACGCTTCCTTTCGAGTTGGCCAATGAGTCGTTCATGCTTCTTCACCGAGGTCTTCAGATACGCAACATCACGCTTCAGGTCATTGACCATCCTCAAGAGCAACGCCACCCGATCCTCGTCCTCCGGGGGAACCCAGTCGCAACCACGCCACTGCCTATGAACCATGTCATAAACTATGACCTGGGACTTCTTGTTCCTCATGGAATTGAAAGCCCGGATCGCCCGACCCAACTCACAGGCAAGATTCTTTCGGATGTAGGCCAGTACCTCGGACTTGTCCGGGTCGGCATCGTGGCGTTGCGGGGGCATCAGTCGGAACATCGACCGAAGCGTGGAACCATTGTCGAGATAACTCATAGCAAGAACAGAATGCATCGTGTAGGCTTCCGCGTCAATGTAAAGGAATGTTGATTTTGCAGCCCACCCCACAAAGTTAGCATCCCCCCTGCTACTCTCCCTTAGAGGGAGACTTACACTCCCTCTAATAAGGGAGTTAAAAACCGCAAACGCCGCGACGCTCTGGGGGACTGACGCCCCCCGCTGCGGCTGCGGTTTTTCGAAACCCTCCCACTGGATTGCGAAGTATTGGGTTGGATGGAGGATGGAGGATGTGGATTGCTGGAGCGGAAATGGCCCTAGGATCGCGTTTGATTGCTGGATGGTGTGTGGGGAGCGGAGAGGGGGGTATCTT